AAAAGCACATGAAGTCTAGCGAAGAAAAAGGCGAAACCAAAAAAGAGTCTAAAAAGACTGAAATGGGAGAAATGTAATGGCTAACTGGATTGCAGGTGCAATTAAACATAAAGGCGCATTAAAAAAAGAATTAGGCGTTCCTGAAGGTAAAACAATTCCTAAGGGCAAACTTGAAAAAGCGGCAGAAGCTAAAGGTAAAGAAGGTCGTAGAGCTAGATTAGCTTTAGAACTCGAAAAGTTTACTAAAAAATGAATCGCAAAGATGCCATTCGTGCCGCTATAGACAAGCAATGAAAGATTACAAATGAAGCCAATGGATCATAAGTACAAGAAAGAAAACGCTTTATTGCGTAATCATAAAGAAACTACTTTAGAAAAGAATCAAGCTGATCGAATCGCCCGTAGAAAGCTGATCGCCAATAAACTTAAAGACTTAGATAAAGAAGTAAAGTAAATGGCTTGGAGTGACAAGTTAGCCGATATGCTCCGTTTAAATGACGGAGATCAGGCTTATGTAGGTTATCCACAAATGCAGGTTGGCTTAACAAAGCCACGCCAAGCAGGTTACGCTACGGGATTTCTTGAGGGTGCAACTGGTGCAGATTCTATGCAACCCAAAAATCCTATTACAGACCCTAATTATGATGCTTACGCACAAGGCAAGAATACTGGTGAACTAGCTGGTATTGGGGCTATGGCATTACCAGCATACGCTATGGCATTAAGAGCAAGTGCTCCAAAAGCCGCAGACATGATTGGTAATTACATGGTTAAAACAGGTGGCATACAGCCAATGTTTATAGGCCCTGAATCTGCCATGTGGAATAGTGTAGATGCTGGTAAAGCCGCATTAATGCTAAACAAAGGTGCTGATAAAAAAGAAGTTTGGAAAAAGTATATGACTGCCAAATCCCCTGAAGGGGCGTTTGTGCAAGAAATTAGTGACGCTGAATCAAAAGCTATTCCAATTAAAGACATAAAAAGCTGGGGTTCACGAGAAGATTTGTTGCGAGGTAATAAGGCTGGTGGCGGTATAGATGAGTTTTTGCAACATGATGAATTAGCAAGAGCTTATCCAAATGGCGTCATGGGTTTTGGTAATGCTAATCAACGAGCAACAATGACGGTAACGCCAGTTAAAAGCCAATCAGGTGGGTTAAGCCCTGATAAAAACATTATGGTTGGGTTAAACGCTAATAGAGGGCCTGAAGCTACAATAAACCGTGATACAGCTTTACATGAAATACAACATTTAATTCAGCGTAAAGAAGATTGGGCTAAAGGTGGCAATCCTGAAGAATTTAAACAAGCATTAAAAAAGGTTGACGAAAAAATTGTTGATTACAACACGCAAATGTCAGCTTTAGTAAAGAAAATGGATAATTTACCATTTAATTCTTTTGAAAAATCTGCATTAAAACAACAATATAATGATTTAATGGATCAAAAATTAAGATTAGTGCCTTTAGCTCAATCTGATCCAATGGATTTATACAATAGACTAGCTGGTGAAGCCCAAGCTAGGGTTACTGAAGTTCGTAAAGATTTAAACATGGCACAGCGTAGGGAAAATTACCCTTTTGAACAAGGGCAATATGGTTATGATCTTGACCCAAAAACTTTAATCATTAAAGATACCCCTTATGATTTTGACAGACGAAGCATGATTGAGCGTTTGATGAATCAGCAAAAATAGAGTAGAATTAACTTATCTTAATCAACCACTTGGATAAGGTATGGATTCTAAAGTAGAAAAAACTAGAAATAAGACAGGCGGTCGCTCTGTAGGTACGCCTAATAAGTCCACAGCACTCGCTAGAGAAGCGATCGCTAAGTTCGTGGATGGTAACGCTGACAAACTGCAAGAATGGCTTGATGCCATCGCTATGAACGAAAAACTAGGCCCTAAAGTAGCTTTTGATTGCTTCATGCAAGTAGCTGAATACCACGTTCCTAAGTTAGCTAGGACAGAACACACTAGCCCACAGGATGAGCCAGTCAAAGTAATTCACGAACATAAATTCCTTGACTGAGATAGTTAAAAAATATGAGTACCCCTACAAGGCTAGGGATGCTTTCTTAGACTTTCACCAAAGAAAAGAACGCTGGGCTGTATTAGTCTGCCACAGGAGAGCAGGGAAAACTTGCGCTACTATCTGCGACATTATCCGCAGGGCTATCATGGAAAAGAAACCTGACGGCAGATACGCTTATATAGCCCCGTACTACGCACAAGCTAAAAACATTGCTTGGGATTATTTACTTAAGTTTGCAGAGCCAGCCATTGTTAAGGCTAATCAGTCAGAATTATGGGTAGAACTGGTTAACGGGGCAAAAATACGGCTATTTGGTGCTGATAACCCTGATGCTTTGCGTGGTCTTTATCTTGATGGCGTGGTTTTAGACGAATACGCAGATATGAAACCCCGTCTTTGGGGTGAGATTGTTAGGCCATTGCTTACAGATAGAAACGGTTTAAACGGCTATCAGACATGGGCTGTGTTTATTGGTACACCAAAGGGTCATAACGCCTTTTACGACATCTACAGCAACGCTTTAAAGAGCGACAACTGGTATGTCAAGACATTAAGGGCTGACCAGTCAGGTCTGATTCCTGATGCTGAATTGCTGGATGCTCAAGCCACAATGTCTAGCAACCAATACGAACAAGAGTTCTTATGCTCATTTGAAGCGGCAATTATGGGGGCGTACTATGGTCAAGAGATGCGTAGAATTACTGACTTGGATCGAATTACTACTGTTGACTATGATCCTATGTTCCCCTGTCATACTGCTTGGGATTTGGGTTTTAATGACTCCACTTCAATATGGTGGTTTCAGGTGGTTTATGGGGAGATACGGGTTCTAGATCACCACTCATCTAACGGACAGGCTGTGCCATTCTATACAGGACTGCTTGCACAAAAAGAAGATGAGTTCGGGTACAAGTATGGCTATCATTACCTGCCGCATGACGCTAGAGCTAAGACTATGGCATCGGGTGGTAAAAGCATAATTGAACAATTTGCGACAAAAATCGACATAAAACACCTAAAAATCGTTCCAAACCTGTCAATTCAGGATGGAATACAGGCAACAAGGCTTGCATTAACTCGCACTTGGTTTGATAATAGATGTGAAGAAGGTATCGAATGTTTGCGTCAATATCAACGGGAATGGAATGATGATAAAAAATGCTTTAATGACCGCCCAAAACATGATTTTACGAGTCATTCTTCCGATGCGTTTCGCTATCTTAGTATTGTATGGAAAGATGAGGACAGCCCTATCCTCAAAGATTCAAGAGTTAAGGGACTTCATGTCGGGCAAACTGATGTAACGCTCAACGAGATGTGGAAAGAAACACCAAAACAAACCTTTAGGAGAATCTAATGTCAGCCGTAGCCCTACCTTATGCAGTCTATTATGAAACTGTTGCCGCATCACAAACTGCCCAAGTATTAGGCGTTACTGGTGCTAAAGGCGATATAGTTAGTAACCTTATTATTACTGTCAATGCCTTAACTACTGGCACAGTATCGCTACTGGATGGCGCAATATCCTACCCACTTACAACCGCTACTACCCCTGTTGGCTTATATATGCTGACACTTGATGCCCAGTCAGTAAGCGGAGCATGGAAGATTACTACTGGTGCTGGTGCTACCGTATTTGCTACAGGCAACTTTACTTAAGGAATTACTATGGAACACGAATACCAAGATTGGTATAACACTATTGGTCAGTACGAGCGCACCTTTAAAGAGTGGGAAGGTAGAGCCGACAAGATTGTTAAACGGTATCGTGATGACAGTCGTACTAGGAATAACCCTAATGCAAAATTTAATATTTTGTGGAGTAATGTACAGACTATTACCCCAGCTATCTTTGCTAGATTGCCTAGACCTGACGTAAGCCGCAGGTTCAGAGATAACGATCCAATAGGTAGAGTAGCTTCTATGATGCTTGAGAGAGCATTGGACTACGAAATCACCCACTACGGTGACTACAAATCCGCTATGAATCAATCAGTTAATGACCGTCTGTTAGGTGGGCGTGGTACTAGCTGGGTTCGTTATGAGCCGCATATTGTCGGTTCAAAAGCTGATGGTATGGATATGCCCGAAGATGGACTTGAAATTACTGAGGACATTGACGAAGCAGAAACCGAAGGCGGTATGTACCGTGAGGATCAGGAACGCATAGAATACGAGTGTGCTCCTGTTGACTATGTTCATTGGCGTGACTTTGGTTTGACTGTTGCCCGTACATGGGAAGAAGTCACCGCAGTATGGCGTAAAGTCTATCTAGGCAGACCTGCGCTTGTTGAACGCTTTGGTGAGGAATTAGGTGGTCGTATCCCATTGGATACAAAGCCTGAAACTTCTAAGTCTTTCAGCGAAAAGATGGGCGAAGGCGCAAAAGAAGCCTGTATCTATGAGATATGGGACAAGACTTCAGGTGAGGTCATTTGGCTATCTAAGTCTATGGGTGAAATCCTTGATACCCGTGCCGACCCACTAAAGCTAGAAAACTTTTGGCCATGCCCTAAACCTTTATTTTCTACATTGACTACGGATTCATTAGTTCCTATCCCTGACTTTGTGCTGTACCAAGACCAAGCAAGACAGTTAGACACGCTTGCTGATCGTATTGATGGATTCATTCAAGCCCTTAAGGTTCGGGGTGTATATGACGCATCTGAGCCAAGTCTTGCCCGTTTATTCTCTGAAGGCGAAAACAATTCATTGTTACCAGTCAAGAACTGGAACGCATTTGCTGAAAAACAGGGTATGCAAGGAGCTATTAACCTTGTAGACATCGCCCCTATTGCTAGTGCTTTAACCATGTCTTATCAGGCAATGGATCAAGTCAAGGGTCAAATCTATGAGATTATGGGTATCGCTGACATCCAGCGTGGGCAGACTGATCCTAATGAAACACTAGGCGCACAAGTCATTAAGTCTAACAATGCCGCAGGTCGTTTAAAGACTATGCAACACGCAGTAGTAGACTTTGCTACAGAACTTCTGTCTATCAAGGCACAGATTATATGTAATCACTTTACAGACGATACGATTGTCAAGATTTCAGGTGCAATGCAGTTATCTGACACGGATAAGCAGTACATCCAGCCAGCATTAGCCCTATTACGTGATGAGTCAGCTAAGAACTTCCGTATCGAAGTAACTTCAGACTCGATGATCTTCCAAGACGAGATGCAAGAAAAGCAAGATCGTATGGAGTTCTTAAGTGCAATCGGTGGCTTTATGCAACAAGTTATCCCAGCGGCACAAGCTGTCCCTGAAATGACTCCAATGCTGATGGAGATGGTTAAATTCGCTGTTACTGCGTTCAAGGCTGGTAAAGGTCTTGAGGGAATCATTGACGAAACTGCTGATAAGTTCCGTGAACAGGCTAAGGCACAAGAAGGTCAACCTAAACCACCTACACCTGAACAACAGAAACTTCAGGGTCAGATGCAACTTGAACAAGCTAAATTACAGGCATCACAGCAACAAGCTCAACAGACTATGCAACTTGAGCAACAGAAGATGCAGATGCAGATGGAACTTGAGAAGGCTAAACAAGAGTATCAAGCCCAAGAGAATCAGCTTAAATTCCAACTGGAAGATCAGCGTAACCGTCAGCAAGCCGAAATGGATATGAGGGTAGCACAGATGAAGATGAACACCGAGCGCAATACTCAAGTCTTGTTAGCCCACATTAATAACGGTGCTAAGATCGAAGTCGCTAGAATTGGTGCGGCAGAAGATGACGGAGCGCAAGCCTATTTATCTGAAGAAGCTATGGCACAATCTATGGAACACCCACTTAAACCTATTGCAGACGCCATTAGTCAGAGCAATCAACAGATGACTTTAGCATTAGGTGACTTAGTGAATACAATAAACGAAAACCACAATAGACCTAAACAAGTCGTGCGGGGACAAGACGGTAAGATAATCGGAGTTCAATAACATGGCTATTACAGTCAAGCATAAGTTCGTTAGTGCCATTCCTGACGCTGGCGATCCAACGATTGTCCAGCCATCTAATTGGAACGATGACCACCAACTAACGGGGACTATACCTGTAACCAATGGTGGAACGGGCGCATCTACGGCCAATGATGGATTTAATGCCCTTGCTCCTAGTCAAACAGGCAATAGTGGCAAATACTTAACTACGGATGGTACTAATTCTTCTTGGGCTACAAACCCATTAGGAACTGTTACTAGCGTAGCGGCAACTGCTGGAACTGGAATAGCTGTAACTGGCAGTCCGATTACAACTAGCGGTACTTTAAACATTACTAATACTGCTCCTGATCAAACGGTCGTATTAAATGCGGGTACTGGAATATCTACTAGCGGTACATACCCTAACTTTACAATTACCAATACAAGCCCATCAAGCGGTGGAACTGTTACTTCTGTTGCATCGGGTACAGGTTTAACTGGCGGCCCTATTACTACAACGGGTACTCTGTTTATTGCTAATACTGGCGTAACTGCTGGAACTTATGGATCAGCGGCAGTTATTCCTGTTATTGCTGTTAATAGTCAAGGTCAGATTACCAGTATCAGTACACAGCCTACAAATGCACCTGCTTATCAAGGCACATGGAACGCAAGCACAAATAGTCCACTTTTAGTTTCTAGCGTTGGTACTGCGGGTTATTACTATGTTGTTTCTGTAGCGGGTAATACAACATTAAACGGTGTAAGCGGATGGGCAGTAGGCGATTGGGCTATCTTTGAAAATGGCGTATGGCAAAAAATTGCTGGTTCTTCTAGCGAATCCTTTACTAACTTAACCACTACAAATCTAGCGGTAACTGGTCTTACTGGTTATATGTATGCCAATAATACTGGCGGCAATGTCACAGCATCTACGACCATTCCTAATACTGCAATTAGCGGTCTTGGCACAATGTCAACTCAAAATGCCAATGCCGTAGCTATTACAGGCGGTACTATAAATGGCACAAGTATAGGGGCAACCACAGCATCATCAGGCGCATTTACTTATTTATCCACAAGCGGATCTACAAGTACAACGCCTAGCTTAAGTTTTAATGCTTCAAATAGCCCTATTGCTTCAGGCGCATCGATTTCAAATAGCTATCTACAGTTTGTATTGCAGAACAAATCGGGAACGGCTAGCGCATCTACAAACTATGTATTGAGCAATGATTTAGGCACAGATTCCACCTATTACGGTGAATTTGGCATGAATTCATCCGTGTATTCAAGCGGAACACCTACTGACTTCTTTAGCTTAAACAATGGTGTTTATTTTTCAGGTCACGATGGCGATGTCACAGTCGGTTCAGGTAACGGATATAAGACCTATTTTGCTTGGGGAACAAGCGGTCAATCTGCCCATGTAATCAATGCTACTGGTGCTATTGGCTTGAATACAAGTATAACAGGTAGTACAAACTTTGGTACAAGTGGTCAAGTATTAACTTCTGCTGGTAGCGGATCAACCCCTACTTGGACAACTCCAACCACAGGCACAGTCACTAGCGTTACAGGCACAAGCCCTGTAGTTTCTAGTGGTGGCACAACCCCTGCTATTTCGATGCCAGCCGCTACGACTTCTGTAAGCGGTTATCTGACTTCTACGGATTGGAATACCTTTAATGGCAAACAAGCCGCAGGTACTTATGTTAATTCTGTAAGTGGAACTACTGGTCGTATAACCAGTACAGGCGGTGTAACTCCTGTTATTGACCTTGCAAGTGGCGTAGCAACTGCTGGAACAACTGGTTCATCTACCTTAATTCCTGTAGTCACAATCGATACCTATGGGCGTGTAACAAGCATTACTACTGCATCTAATCCACAGGGAACGGTTACTTCTGTAACTGGTACTGCTCCTGTTGTATCTTCAGGTGGTGCAACCCCAGCTATTAGCATGGCGGCCGCAAATACTACAACCAATGGATATTTAACTAGCACCGACTGGAATACATTTAACGGTAAAGGTTCAGGCACGGTTACTAGTGTTGGCGGTACAGGAACAGTCAATGGTTTAACTTTAACTGGCACAGTCACATCGTCAGGCAACCTTACATTAGGTGGCACATTAGACCTTTCTAGCCCACCTGCTATTGGTGGAACTGCGGCTAATCTAATTACTGGAACAACAATTACTGCTACTAAATTTGTAGGGGTATCAGGCGGCACATTCTAATGTTTTCAACGGCTTTTCAGGCTAATGCGTTTCAGAACAATGCCTTTCAGGTATATGTTGCGCCATCTACAAGTCATGTAGGTGGTGATGACGCTTGGTATACATCCGAAGAATTACGCAGAATACAAAAGATACAACAAAAGATTGAGGCAAGACAACGATTACTAGAGAAAGCCATAAAGGATGCTAACGCAAGCCGTAAGCAAGCTATTCGTGATCTAGTATCACCTGTTGCAAAAGTTAAACAATCTAAAGTACAATTAAAACAAGAGGTTAAAGCTGATATACCGTTAGCTGAAACAGAAGATTTACAACGGTCTATAAGCTACCTTGAAGCACAACGGGAAAACATCCTTGCGGCAGTAGCTTACAGAGAAGAATTTGCTAGATTACAGACAAATTTACGGATACTGGAAGCCAAACGCCTAGAGGAACTAGACGATGAGGAATCCGTATTACTACTCTTACACTAAATCCGCATACGGAATATAAAAAGGCTTACGAACACCTACACGCTGGCAGATTAGAAGCTGGATTTAGGTTATTTGAGTATCGTTGGCATCCTGAAGTAATGGCTAATCAACTTGAAGGCTATGCTAAACCCCTAAAAATGCCTGTTTGGCGTGGTGAAAGCCTATTAGGTAAGACTATTACCATTGTTGCAGAACAAGGTTTTGGCGATATTATCCAGTATGCACGATTCTTACCATTTTTAAAGGTAATGGGTGCTAAGAAAGTCGTAATGCTCCAGCACGGATCACTACATCACCTATTTGGTCAACTAGATTGTGTAGATCAATTCACTAATATGCCCGAAGAAGGCGTTGCTACCGAATCTGACTACTGGCTAGGGATGATTTCACTTCCTTACTACATTAGTCTTGCGCCATCCTACGCTAAAGCCCTATTTCCACTATCAACCAAGAAAATAGTAGGTTCTGAAAGTTATCTAGACGCTATTCCTAGCAATATTCCCAAGAAGATCGGCATTAATTGGTCTACATCTAAGGGCATCTTGCATTACGTTAGGACTCTGCACCCTGATCGTGTATTGGAGATCGTAGGTGACGATGCCTACTCATTTAATGTAGAAGAAGATAAGTTTTGGACACCACTACCCGATGATGGTTGGAAACAGGACTGGACTAAGACTGCAAGCCATTTAAAGGCTCTTAAAGGACTTGTAACTGTAGACACAGGCATAGCCCACCTAGCTGGTGCATTAGGCGTTAAAACCGTTGTAATCATGCCTAGAAAAGAGTTTAAGTGCTGGCGTTGGAAACACGGTACTTGGTATGACTCCATTGTTACTGTAGAAGAAGATGAGATGCACAAAATCCCCGAACTGATAAGGAGAATGTAATGAAATGCCCTAATTGTGGCTGGATAGCTGGTAACCATGTAAAAGCCGTACAAAGTGACGAAGATTTCTTTATTGAGTGGTGGACTCCTACCATCGGACTAGAAGCGGCAAAGGCTTCATGGTTAGACAAAGTTGCTATGAAAACTAGGCAAGCCCCTACGGTGATGTCTGACATTGATGGCCACATAAGCATGGCTGACGGTCAATGGGTATCTTCCCGATCTAAGCATCGTGAAAACTTAAAGCGTAATAACTGCATCGAAATTGGTAATGATGTGCCAATGCAACAAAAAAAGCATGAATTAAGCACTAAAGAGCGAGAGCATCTTAAACGCACTATTGCCGAAGTAACCCACGCCAAATTACGATAAGGAGCATTAAATGAGTGAAGAATTAGACCGTAGAGAGATGATTGAAGCCGCACTTGACCAAGCCGAAGAAGGCACATTTGAAGCACCCATTGAAAAGGAGATAGAAGTAAATGACGATCCAATCCAAGCCGAAAACGAAGAAAATAGTAGTACCGAGAGCAACGACCGTGACGAAAAAGGTCGCTTCAAAGCCAAAGACTCCGAAGATTCCACCAATAAAGATAGTATTCAAGAAGAAGAACTGGTGGCAGAAGCTAGTAATGTTCCTGACGAAGAAGTAAAACGCCCAACTACTTGGAAAAAAGAGTACAGGGATGTATGGGACAAAATGCAAGAAGGCAAACCTCTAGAAAAAGAAGAATTTGCTAAGTTTGCTGAATATGCCAATCAGAGGGAAGCTGAATACAAGCGTGGCGTTAGTGCTTACAAGGCTGAAGCTGACAATGCAAGACAATTAACCCAAGCCATTGGCCCGTTTATTCCTGAACTTCAGGCTCAGAATATCCACCCAGTAGCTTGGATTAATAATCTTGGCAGGGCGCACATGATTCTATCTAAAGCACCGTACCAAGAAAAAGTGCAGATGTTTCATAGACTTGCACAGGATTATGGAATACAATTAAACCAAGATAGCTTACAAATGCCTGAACAGGCGTATGTAGACCCTTATCAACAACAGTTAATGCAACAACTTCAAGCTACCCAGCAACAGGTTCAGCAACTGTCAGCGATACGGGATCAAGAAGAAAATGCTCGATTGACATCAGAAATCAGTCGAGTAAGTAGCAACAAAGAGCGGTTTCCGCACTTTGAGATGGTTCGGGAAGATATGGCTCAATTACTTGAGCGAGGTTTAGCCCAAGACCTAGAATCGGCTTATGCAAAAGCTGTGCGTATGAACGATGAAGCCTATAAGCTAGAACAGGACAAACTCCTGAAATCGGTTGGTAGTCAAGCATCTAAGGCACAACAAGTAGCTAAAGCTAAAGCGACTGCGGTTAGTCCACGATCAGCTACTCCTAGCGGTCAGGTGTCTAAGGTAGATGCAAAGGATAGACGCTCTTTGTTAATGTCATCATTGGCAGATGCAGAGGGTGGTCGGGTTTAACTTAATTTAATAAAGGAAATATCATGGCATTTGCTAACTCAGCAATCACCGATATTATCGCTACCACCATTCAAAGTCGTAGCGGAGTATTGGCAGATAACTTAACACAAAACAACGCAATCCTACAAAGATTGAACTCCAAAGGTAACGTACGCCCATTCTCAGGCGGTAACGTAATCTTGGAAGAAATCATGTACAACGATCCAACAACTAATAACGCTAACTCATACAGCGGTTACGAAGTGTTGAACATCTCCCCTGACAGTCCTATTTCTGCGGCTCAATTCTCTATTACTCAGTACTGATAGCGCGTAACAATGAGTGGTCTAGAAATGTTGCAAAATAGTTCTAAGGAACAAATCATTGACCTGTTAGACGGTCGTATGCAAGTTTCTGAAGCTCGTCTGCTTAACCGTATTTCTACTGACATCTATGGTGACGGTACTGGTAACGGTGGTAAGAACATTACTGGTCTAGCGGCCGCTGTTTCTACATCACCAACTTCAGGTACATACGGTGGTATTAACCGTGCTAACTGGACTTTTTGGCAGAATCAAGCAACTACTGGTGCTACTTCTTCCACTACTATCCAAGCCGCAATGACTACTGCCGCAATCAAATCTGTTCGTGGCACAGACAAAGTAGACTTGATCGTAGCTGGTAACACTCTGTATCAATACTATGTTGGCTCATTACAAGCTATTCAGCGTATTGCTGGAACTGAAGAAGGTGCGGCTGGTTTCGCATCATTGAAGTTCTACGGTGGTGGTATGTCTGCTGATGTGGTCTTGGGTGGCGGTTATGGCGCACAAGAATCTGCAACGACTATGTATTTGTTGAACACAAACTACATTTTCTTGCGCCCACATAAAGAACGTAATTTTGTTCCTATCGGTGGCGAGCGTCAGTCAATCAATCAAGATGCAATCGTGAAGTTATACGGTTGGGCTGGTAACTTAACCTGCTCTAACAGCTTCTTGCAAGGTGTATTAACAGGTAGTTAATCTACTTATTAATTCAACTTAACTCGAATAGAAAAGGAAATATCATGGCATTTACTATTACCCCCTTAGCTGGTATTGATTTGGTTAACTTGGCTCAAGTTAATCTGAACTCTGCTGGCGTAGCAGTCCCAACTGAAGGCCCAATCGGTGCTGAAGTGTTTGGTTCTGACGGCAAGCGTTATGTTTTTGCAACAGCAGGTGCGGCTATTACAGCTTCTACTGCAACTTGCTCAATCAACGCTTCTACATTTGTAGCAACTGGTTCTGCTGGTACATATTTGTCCCCAGCTACAACTATGGCTTCAGGTGATTATGGCTGGTTTGCCGCTACTAGCGTTTAATCAGTTTTTGTAGTAAAAACGAAGGGTTACCTCAAAAGGGTAGCCCTTTTTTTCTTTAACCGTTTTACCTTTAATACCTTGAAGGAGATTTAAAAATGGCTTTACCATCAGATGAGCAAAATGCAGACAACCGTTTACAGGTTCGTTTCTATAAACGCCCAGTACAGCAAGATCACGAAACACAAGAAGCTGGCAGACCAATTTTTAAAGAATTTGACTTTGTCCATATTTGTGTAGCTGGTGATACCCTAACCGAAATCGATACTTATGTCCTTAATAGTCATAAACAGCGTTTTCCACAGCAATGGGCTAACTATCAGAACCGTGTAGGCGCAAACGATGAGCAAATTATCGGTACTCCTGTATCAGAATGGCCTTTAGTGTCCAAATCACAGGCTGAAGAACTACGGGCAATGAAGTTCCACACCGTTGAGTCTATTGCAGGTGCATCCGATCAACAATTACAGCGTATGGGTATGGCGGCAGGAATGTCACCCTATGCGTTTCGTGATAAAGCGAAGGCATTTTTAAATTTAGCGACAACTGCGGCTGAAACTGACAAGCGTGAAAGCGAAATTAACGCTTTAAAACAAGAACTTGCCAAAAAAGACGAAGAAACTGCTAAAATAAAGGCTGAAACAGATGCGAAGCTGGCCAAAATGCAAGATCAAATGACCGCTATACTTGCCGCTGTTGGTGAGAAAAAACCCCGTAAAAAGACGGTAGCCACAGAGGAAGCCTAATATGTCATACAGCATGGGAGATGTAAATACAAAACAAAGCATTTCTCATGCTTTTTATACCTATGCACATATAAACGCAACTACCAACAAAATATTTTATATTGGTAAAGGTTCAAAAAATCGTTATAAATCAACATATAAACGAAGCACCCATTGGAATAATATTGTAAATAAGTATGGATTTAATGCTGAAATATTGGCTAATTGGAATTCTGAAAAAGAAGCATTTGATCACGAAAAACTACTTATTTCATGTTTTAAAGATATGAATTATGTTTTAGCTAATAAAACTAATGGCGGTGAAGGAACTGCAAGTGACAAAGTTAAACAATCTGCTTTAAATAGACCAAAACGAGTTTTAACTGAAGAAACCAAGAAAAAAATTAGCTTGGGAATGATTGGTAGAAAATTAAGTGCAGAAACTTGTAAAAAAATAAGTGATTCTCATAAGAATAAAATTGGTCATATACCTAATGAAGAAACTAGAAAAAAAATGAGCAATTCTTTATCAGGGAAAAATCACCCTATGTTTGGGAAAAAACATTCTGAAGATACAAAGAAAAAAATGAGCAAAGCCAAAAGGAATAAACATGAGTTATAACCTATTACAGCTTGTCCAGCAAGTTACGGCTGAACTAAACTTAGCCGTTCCTACCTATGTAGCAGGCAATCCTAGTCAGGATGTGCAACAAATCTTGGCTCTGATGAACCGTGCTGGGTATGACTTGGTTAAGGAGTACGATTGGCAAGCATTAGAGGTAGAGTATCGTTTCTACACAACCGCTGTAACCACAACCTGCGACACTACGAATGGCACTTATATATTAGGTAACATTCCAAGTACCGTAGGTTTGGACAGCACCTATTCAATCGTGGGGACAAATGTACCCCAAGATACCTATGTGGATCAAGTAATTGATGCCCATACAATTACAACTACCCAGTTATCGTCTGCTACATCTTATGGTGGATCGGTCACATTTAGCAAGACTATCTATGACTTGCCGCCTGACTATGAAACTATTACAGATAACACGCATTGGGATAAGACAAAGCATTGGCAGATGCTTGGCCCAGTCGATGCACAACAATGGCAATGGCTAAAGTCGGGTTATATCTCAACAGGGCCACGAGTTCGCTGGCGTATTCTTGGCAATGAATTTCAGATATGGCCACCCTACAATACTCAAGAATATCTAGGTTTTGAGTACCGTTCTAGGGGATTTGTAAAAGATGCAACTGGTCAAGTAAAGAATAGCTTTACTGCCGATACCGATACTACTGTCTTAGATGATGACGTCATTGCATTAGCGACTAAACTTAAATACTTCCAAATCAAGTCTTTTGATACTACTGCATTGAATCAAGACTACATACGCTATTTGAATGTGGCTAAAGCTAACGATAAGGGTTCTGCTACCTTATCATTTGCACCACAACCAAGTGCCGTTCTTATTGGCTGGGCTAATATCCCTGATACTGGCTATGGTTCTTAATCATGGCAATTCAAGGTAGAAACGCCACCACAACATCGATGGCCGCCCCTATTGGGGGATGGAATAACAGGGACTCATTGGCAGAAATGCCGCCATTAGACGCTGTTGAATTGGTTAATTTTTGGCCTACTCCTACAGATGTACAGCTAAGAAAAGGTTGGACTAAGTACAGCACAGGAATTACAGGGCAAGTTGATACGATTATTAACTTTCCTACAAACAACTCTGAAGGCTATAAACTTTTTGCATTTGCTGGAACTCAGATTTATGACGCTACAAGCTCTACAGCAACGGTCGTATTTACTGGATTAACTAACGCCAAGTGGCAGTATGTCAATATGACTACCGCTGGTGGCAACTTTATTATTGCTTGTAACGGTGTAGACCCTACCCTTATATATGACGGTACGGCTTGGGCATTTATGGCTACAACCCAAACTGCTGTGACTATTAGCAGTATTACGCACACAGGAACAACAGCGAATGTTACTACCGCAACTGCACATGGTCTAGTAACAGGCAATAGAATCAGCTTATCGGGTGGTGTTCCTACTGATTACAACGGCACTTATGTTATTACCAAGACAGGTACAAATACATTTACCTATGTAATGGCTACGACCCCAGCTTCTAATGCAACAACTGTACCAACCTATACGATTACAGGGATTACGGGCGTAAATAGTAACATATTTGTTAATGTCAATTTGTTTAAAAACCGTTTGTATTTCTGTGTTAATAATAGTTTAAGTTTTTGGTATCTTGATGTAGAAGCGATCTCAGGCCCAGCTACAGAGTTCCCTTTAGGTGCTATTTTTCGCAATGGCGGTTATTTACAAGCAATGGGTACATGGACACTTGATGCTGGTTATGGTGTAGATGACTTTGCTGTATATGTAACCAGTATGGGTGAAATTGCCGTATATCAAGGCTTTGACCCTAGCGATCCTAATAACTGGGCAATGAAAGGTTTATGGCAGATGGGTCAAACCTTTAGCCGTAGATGCTTCTTTAAGTGGGGCGGTGACTTATTGCTATTAACGCAAGACGGGTTAGTACCATTGACGTCTGCATTGCAATCTGATCGTTTAGACCCCCGTATTAACCTGACAGACAAGATTTTCTACGCTGTTTCATTAGCTTGTAGTGCTTATGCTAACAATTTTGGCTGGCAAATTAATTATTTAGCAGAAGCTAATATGCTGATTTTGTCCATTCCGACATCAAACGGCATGGAACAGTATGTAATGAACACCATCAATAAGTCTTGGGCTAGGTTTACTGGAATACAGGCTTATTGCTTTACCGTATCAGGTGATCAGGATATGCACTTTGGCGGTAATGGCTATGTTGGTCTGTTCTTTAATGGTTTTTCTGATAACAATACTAATATTGTTGCTACAGCGCAACAGGCTTATAACTACTTTGAGAGTCGTGGACAGCTTAAACGCTTTACACTAGTAAGGCCTATATTCCAAACAGATAACGGATTACCGACCGTTTTATGCGGAATTAGCACAGACTTTGACACAGTACCATTAACCAATCAGCTTGCCTTTAATCCATCTATTGCAAACACAGGTATTTGGGATTCTGCTAAATGGGATCAAAACACATGGGGCGGTGGACTTGTGACTACAAAATATTGGCAAGGCGTGACAGGTACAGGATTTGCCGCATCGATTAACTTGAATGTGGCATCTCAAGGAATTGATTTTCATTGGGCCTCAGTCGATTATGTAATGGAGCGAGGTGGGGTTCTTTGAGGAGAGTCACTACCGAAGATCAAAAGTACATGGGTGACTGGCTGGTTCGCTTAATGAACTACCCACTACCCGAAGAAACAGTCTGCATCGGACAAGAAATTGATGGTGTTTTATCAGCAGTCGTAGGATTCTGTAGTTTTATGCCTAAATCGTGCCAAATGCACATTGCGGCAGTAGACGAAGTAAATTGGATAAGTCGGGATTTATTATGGGCGGCTTTCGATTACCCCTTTAATAAACTAGGAGTTAGCGTTATACTAGGGCAAATCTGTGCTGATAACACGGATGCACTAAGGTTAAACCGACACTTAGGCTTTAAAGTTGTAGCTGAAATACCTGACGCTCACATGGAAGGCGATTTGGTAATTATGGCTATGAGGAAAGAGGATTGTCGGTGGTTAGACATCCAATGTCCTTTGAGGAAATTAAAAGGGGAATGACATGGGTGGTGGTGGATTTTTAGGATTAGGGCCTGCGCCAAGTGCGCCAGCCGCACCTGACTATACTGGAGCGGCAAATGCTACAGCCGCAGGTAACTTAGCGGCCGCACAAACAGCGGCGGCGGCAAATCGTGTAAACCAAGTAACCCCTTACGGTAACCTTAATTACAGTCAAAATGGTACGGATGCTCAAGGCAATCCTACTTGGACAGCTACTACAAGTCTTTCCGATGTCGGTCAGCAACTATTAAACAATCAAAACAACGCATCATTAGGTCTTGGTTCTGCTATTACATCCCAATTGGGAAATGTACAGAACACAATGTCACAGCCGTTTAATCCTAACCTTCCACAAGTAGGCATTAATGCTGGTCAGAATTACCAAGATGCGGCAATGCAACGTCTAGCACCTCAAATTAGTCAACAGCGTGAATTGCTTAATAATCAGTTAGCTAATCAGGGTATTCCCGTAGGTTCTCAGGCTTGGCAGACTGCACAAATGAATCAAGGTCAAAAAGAAAATGATCTTTTAGCCGCTAATACAACTCAAGGCTTTAATACTGGTTTAGCCGCCAATCAGCAGGCTTATAATCAAGCTCAAACTAATTACAATATGCCACTTAATACTTTAAGTGCATTGCGTACAGGCGCACAGGTTCAAAACCCAACATTCCAAAATACCCCACAACAAGCGACTACTGGTGGTGCTGATCTATTAGGTGCGGCTACTGCTACTGGTAACTACAATTTGGCTAGTTCTAATGCCGCTAATGCCGCACAAAGTGGATTTAATAGCGGGTTAATGGGTCTTGGCGGAACATTAGGTGCGGCTTATATGATGTCACCAACTTCAGATATTCGTACTAAAGAAAATATTAAACAAGTTGGTTACTTAAATAATGGATTGCCATTATATGAGTTTGAATACAAGCCTGAATTTAAAAATGATCCTTTAGCTGGACATGGTAAGTTTATGGGTGTAATGGCTCAAGAAGCACAAGAAGTGATGCCTGAAGCTGTTTCTACACGCCCTGATGGTTATTTGATGGTTGATTATGGTAAGTTAAATGGATAGTCAATACACAAATCCGTATACATCGACTTATGCGCCTGCTACATTTTCACAACAGGATGCACAAGGTCTTGGCCCTGTATTCCAAAATACTAATGCTCAACAACAGTATTTAGCGGCACAATTGCGTGAACAACAAGCATTGGCACAACATAAAAATCCACAACAAACACAAGGTAGCAGTATGAACCCTATGGATTTAGCTAAAATGCTAAAGAATAAGCCTGCTCAACAACCTACAGATGCAACTGGCGCACCTGTAACCGATTACAGCACACCATATAACCCTGCAACGGGTCAAAGTTGGGATGTAACTGGTAGTGGTTTTGCTGGTAACGGTGGGTATGATCCTACTGCAATGGGTGGTATGAATGACTATTTAGGTCAAATGGGTCTTGATACTGGTGGTTTTAGTGGTGCAGGTGACTTTAGTATGGGTGGTGCTGGTGACAGTTTGGCTGGTGCTGGCGATAGTTTAAGCGGTCTAGGTGATATGTTTAGTGGTATTGGTGGATGGTTCTCAGGCATTGATTGGGGTGGAATGGGTGCAGGTGCGGCAACAGCCGCAGAAGAAGCCGCTCCAGCCGCCGCCGCCGCCGCATAAGGAAAGAAAATGGCAGATACAAATCAATTTAGCGCAATTCAAGCTGGGACAATGTCCCCTGAAGATTATGCACAACAACAAGCCTTAAATCGTCAACAACGGTTTGCTGATCTGTTAATGACTCAAGGACAGCAACCACAAGGTCAGATGGTTAGCGGTCGTTATGTACCGCCTAGTTTCTTTCAAATGCTTAATCCAGTAGTCAACCAATTGGCTGGTGCATATCTTGGTAAAAAGGGTGACGAACAAGCAATTTCTTTAGCTCAAAAATTGCGTGGAAAACAAGAAGAAGCCGTGCAAAATTATATGAACGCTATGCAAACCACTCCTGCACAAGAAGGTGGTATTCAAGGCCCTAATGGCATGACTACGCAGACTACACCTGATATGTATAACGCTGATATGTCACTTAATCCGCAATATAAGCAAGTAGCTCCTGTTGCCGCACAAGGCCCTGATTATTACAAAGCATTTAAAGCGGCTACAAGTCCTTATGCACCTGCTCCATTGCAATCTGCTGGATATGAAATGCTCAAACCTCAAAAATTGGGTGAAGGTGAAACACTTAATCGATTTAATTTTGCTAATGGACAACTTACTCCTTATGCTTCAGGTGGTGAGAAATTACCTACAGAATACAAAGAATATCAAAAAGCTATTTCAGACCCAAATCAACCATATAAAGGTTCTTTTTTTCAATATCAACAAGAACGATCAAGAGCTACTGCAAATCAAAATACGATTAATATGCCGCCCGTTGAGAGTGCTTACAATGCCGCTTTTGGTAAAGGTGTAGCAGAACAAGATTTAGCCCTTAAAAACATTGCTGAAGGTGCTAAAACTACAGTAGCTAACATTGGTAGACAAAAACAAATCCTTGATAGCGGTAAATTCTTTAGTGGTAAAGCCGCTAATATTCAAAATGAATTGGCTAATTTTGGTACTGCTCTTGGTGTTACTGGTAAAGATGGTCAAGAAAAAGCGGCAAATACTCAAAGTCTTATTGGTGGTTCTGCTGGCATAACATTAGATAATATTAAAGGATCAGGACTTGGCGCAGGTCAAGGCTTTACTGATAAAGATTTGCAATTCTTACAAGATGCTAAATCCTTTAAAATTACTTGGAATAAAGAAAATATTGCTAGGGTTCTTGATCTTCAAGAAAGAGCCGCTATTGAAGGTGCTAAAAAATGGAATAACCGTTATGGTCAAATTCAAAAGACTGCTACTGGCCCTATTAATGTTCAAGGCGTAGATGTTCCAAAACCATATAGCGGTCAAGTTAAATACTTGGGTAATGAATAATGGCTGAAACTGTTGTCGCTAGAGTTCAACTTCCTGATGGCTCTGTAGGTCGTTTTGAAGTTCCTAAAGATATGAGTCCTTCTGATGTAGAAGAACAGGCTTTAAATGCTTATATGGCACAAGGTCGTACTCAAAGTCTTTTAGCACCTGAAACAACTGAAAAAAGCGTTCCAAAAGTATTAGCTCAAAGTGCTGGTAAAGCAGTTGCTAATATTGGTGACCTTGTTGTTGGAGCACCTGAAACTTACAAGCGTATAACAAATTATGCTATGGGCAAACTTAAAGGAGAAGATGTCGAAGCTC